CCAAACCCGAGCGGTCTGTTACATTAGATACCATGAATGTGTATCTAGAACCTATTGTTAATGGATCAGTAACTACAGTACTGATAGCAGATGTGAGTGCAACTTGGTCACTATTTTGCTGAAATGGCGTCAATATTTTACGAACATTAGCATCAGTTGTTGAAGTGTTAAATAAACGTATGCTGTAATTACTAATGTTATAGTACTGTGAATTTACCAAAACTTCGCGATTAAAGGTAACTCTAATTAAAGTTGGGGTAATAATATCAACAGACGTAACAGAGAGATCCGAGGGAACTCCGTAAACATCTGTGCCATACTCAAATGTACCAAACTCAGCCATTAACGGTCTTCAACGTGTGGTAAGAAGGTAAGACTGATAAACAAATCAAGTGTACCCACTGCGGTATTTGGAAAGAATAGTAAAAGCGAGGCAGATTCAAAATCTTCCCCAGCCCAGCCAGCGCTTATTGTTCCTGATGTAGGTGCGTTAGTAAAAGCAGCTGAAGAACATGTGTTATTAGCTGGCACAAATGTACCAGCTGTACCAGAGATGCGAATCTGTGGTGTTGCTGTAAATGGTGCAACCTTCTCAATATCCGCAGATAAATTTAGTGCATTTCCATGAGACAATAAATCTGGAAACTGCCAAGTAGCATTAGTTACTCCTGTATCAATATCTACGATACTAAATGCAGATCTCGTTGTAGAGGCTGCATTACATGAATGCAATAGATTCCAAGATAAATCTCCACTGGAATCTATAAAGGCTAATGCAGAAAGAAAATCTACAGATGGTGGAGCACCAGTAAACAAGGACAATTTTACTGAAAACTTATCTGGAAGGGGAGTCACAGGTATTAGTATAGGGATACTAATACTAGAACCAGCTTGAGGAGCTGTTGCGGTTACTCTTATTAAATCGGATGTAAATCCTATTGTAGAACCAGCTACGTCTGTAATAGATACTGAGGTAATAGTTCCTATAACTACCTCAGTATCTAGATCCGCTGTCGTAGGAGTAAACGGAAAAGGACTTACACTGCCTCCTCCGCCAACAACAACCTGTACAACACCTGAGCCAAGGTCTGTAACCGAACCATTACTAAAAACAATGGTATGAACAGGAACTACTGAAGGAGTTAGGTCAGCCTCTCGTACTGTTAATCCTCCGTTAATTCCTACAGCAGTTTGTAAAGCTATTACTGCTGCAGCTAGTGAATTAACATGTGAGGCCATTACATCATGGACTGTATCTGTTAAAACAGGAAAATTGATGGTGGTATCGTCAATACCACCACCAGGATATGTGCTATTCCAGTTTAGAACTATACCCATGAAATCACTTTAGGGGGTCAAGAACTCCGTCGTTATCACTATCAATTGGCTTCTTAGCTACATGACGGCTAACAAGCTCGAACAAACCTGTAGCTGAAAGACCAACAGCAAAACCATTACCAATAGCAAGTAGCCAATCACCATTTGTAGTGAAAGCGGTCACAGCTACAGCACTGAGCATACCTGCAACAGCAGCTACCCAGATTTTGGCCTTACCTTTGATTAGTCCAGAAAGACCTGGTGCCTTGGTTACTAACCATACTAGCGCCATGATTACAGCAGAAGCAAATAGATGCCAGTTACCACCCTTGAAAGAATCACGAAGCAAGGCAATAATGCCTGTTGCTTCTGTCGGAGCCTCCTGAGCAAAAGCAGTAACAGTAAAAAGAAGTGTTGAGAAGAATGTAAATAGGCGAGTCATATGTGTATTATACCTTTAGATGTTGTTAGCGTCAAGACCACCAACGCTTGAGTTGAGGTCTAAAGTGTTCGTTACGTTATTAGTCATTACAATGGCTACACCAGTGCAAGTGATGTTTGTAAAGCCAGTACCTGGGACTACGTTTCCTACGCAGGTTCCTCCAAGAAGACAGTACATGTTAATTCCTGGACCTCCCGTGGTTCCGAAAGAACCATTACATACTTTAAGTGTGTTAGCAGAGCATATACCATTTACTGCGTTAAACGAAATACCTAAAGTACCTGTAAGTAACCAAACAATATTGTTGGATACAGTTACTAGCCGGGGTCGAGCACCTGTAGCTCCACAGCTAATAGCTGTGTTAGACAGTGCAGTGCCAAGCATACTTATATTATTGTTACAAATAGAAACTGAAGCTACCTGTGCTGCACCATCACTAATAATACCGGTCATTTGAATATTAGTTAATGAAGCAACATTAACACTGATGTTATTGTTGGATATTTCAATATTAGCCTCTGTATTAATAGTATTTATCGATGATAAAATATACAGGTTAGTTACGTCGTAAATGTTATTACTATTTATCTTAACATTTTGACAAGATGTACAAGTAACAGCTGCTCCTACATTTATTCCAGAATCACCAAGTACAACATTAGTAAATGAGTTATTACTTACGTTAGCATTAACAGCAAACGAAATAGAGACAGAGCCGTTGGCCGTTCCCGTGCCAGCAAAATCTGTAATAGTGTTGTGTTGAACACTAACAGTAGTACCCGTGGCTAAGCAACGTACAGCTGCCATAGCTGTAACAGCAGAGAAATCAGCAAACGTATTATTGTATACATGAACCGTACTATCTGTTGCTGTAGCTGTTACGAGAACACCATACGTACCCGCTGTTGAGTTAAGTCCAAAATCTGTAAAGTTACAATTTGATACTGTTAAACTCGACTGAATATTCTCGAATAAAACTCCTTGTTTAACAAGTCCAGCACCGGAAATTCCATTACAATTGAATGAGCAAGTTAAGATAGATACAGCTAAAATCTGTGAGCCACTAGTATTAATAGCAGAATAATCAATTGCAGCCGAATGATTGAATTCGCAATTCGAAACAATAACTTGGTCAACAGTAGCCCCAGCATTTACTACGGTTACGCCACTATACCCATTGGTAAATGAACAATTATCTACTAGAAGATCTGCGGCTCCGCTAGAATAAATTCCTTGTGTATATTCCGTTGTAGTAGACTGAGTAAATAAACAGTCACGAATTGCCATATTAGTCGAAGCTACTACTGAAACAGATCTAACTACGTTAGTACTAGTAGTACCTAGAGATCCTGCTGTGTTAAAGGTACACCCTTGAATTAACACACTAATTGCAGTTCCGAAGCGCAATGCGGATGTTACCGGGCTGGCTGCTGTCATTGGGCTATCAAACTTTGTGTTTGAAAATAAGCCCGCTGTTACCGTTGCGTTTGAAAAATCAAATAATGGAACTGTCTGTGTAGCAATACTGACGGACCTGAAATCACAGTTTTCTATGCAAAGATTGGCAATAGTTCCAGATGCTTGAGTGTAAATATTATTAGCAGAAACGGAGAATCTGCAGTTTAACAATGACAGCTCTGAAACTGAAGACCCAGTTACATTTAGTAACTTAGAAGGTAAGAAAGCTACAGTTGAATTGCATCTGCTGAATGAAACATCTGCTAACGTTGTAGAAATAGTTAGCACATCATTAATAGTGCAAGACTCAAATAGACAAGCGACTAAAGAAGGTGTAGTGATCGGACCTAATATTGAACCAATAAATGTGCTTCTCCCAATAGAAGTGGAAGCTGTTAACTGCGTAATAGTTGTATTTAAACAAACAAAATCTTCAACTGAGACAGTTGATAAAGAGGTTATTAAACTATCAGTAATTGTTGATTCACCAATAGCTGTAAATGAACTAGTATTACTCAAACCACTGTTATGAACAAGTAGTTTAATGACTGCTAACGTAGATATTCCAGGTATAGCACTGTTAATAATAGTTAAAGAATAAGAACCAATACCCGAGAGGAATATTAAGGAACCTCCAGTTTGTGCTCCACTTACATTTTCAAACGTTACGTTAGTTAAGCCACCAGAATCTGAAACTACAAATGCGGACGTTGCTGCTCTGTTGTTAGCTAAGATTACACCTGAACGAGATTCACCCACAAAGCGCACGGACAAACCATCAGGAATGGTTACTTGATTTGTGAATACATATGTACCCTTTTTAATATATATGGTACCGCCGCCATTAGCCGCTAGGAAAGCAACAGCAGAGGTGAACACGGCATCAGTTGTACCATTTAAGTCACCATACGTAGTTGTACCATTTCCTATTGAAATGGTATTATTCTTAGCTCCGCTGATGGAACTAGCGCTGTCATAATACCGGGGCGTACTAGAAAAGGATACAGGGGGTGAATTTACGTTGGAATCTGCTCGCGGAGATCCAAACTTTAAATCACGAATCAGGGCTGCTATAAAATCTTTGTAGTCCTTTTCAGTTTTAATCTTTAAATCATCTCTAGTACCAAATGTTTTTGCACTCTTTAGTAACCCGCTCCCACGTAGCTCATCTCCACCAAAAAATCTTTTACGATAGTCGTTTGGACGAGTAGCTGGTGTTACAGCAGCATAAGCAGCAGCATTTGGGTCTGTTTGTTCAGGAACCAAAGTATCTGTACCTGCATCTGTTCTACGAACAATTGAACCAGCCAAATGACTAGTGGCTAATGCAGGAGAAATAGTAATAATATGATTCTCTAAATCATTGTTAATAACTGTTCTACCTGTTTCAGGGGATGTTCCTCCGAAATCAATAGTAACAACAGCACCTATTGGAAATAGATGTGAATCAACAACGGACAGGACTGTTGTTGCCGCAGCGTAGTCCGATACAGTAACAGTAGATGGGAATTCCAATGAGCTAAAGAGATTTACAGACGGATCAATTTGATTGGATGCATCTGTATTTAGTACTGCAATTGGAATACGAGTACTATTTGGCAAAGAAAGATATGTAAACCCTGTTGTGGAAATAGGGTTTACAATCTTCCAGCTTGGAGTTTTTCTAGTTGAAACGGATACCAGTACCTCTCCACCGTCAGGTATTGGGGAAGCTTGGTCTACAGTAGGATCCCAGAAGCCACGGCTATCTAAGTCACTCTCTGTCTCTGTAAATTCAACTTCTAGGTAGAAGGTCTGCGAAGCACCAGCTAACGTAGTGGTCAGAGAAGCATCTGGTTGGTCTTCTATATCTAAGATTGCACCAGACTTATCAAAAGCTAATCCGGCATGAACAGTCAATTGACCAGGAGATGTTGCTTGGTCTGCCAATTCAATTCTAAACCCAGAAAGAACTCTAGAATGCTTGTCCAGCATTGCTTTAGAGATCTGATGACTGCGTAAAGAATGAGAATAGCCGTTAGCTGCTAACTCAAAGTCAGGTAGGTCAATTCGTTCATTACTATGAATATGGAGAGATTTTGGCATGTTATCTTACACTAATAATAGAGACTTTAACTCCAGCGGCTCTCAATAAATTAAAGAGATATTCAACACGAGATCTAAAATCAGTAGGTAATCGTAAAGGAAAATCATAACCGTTAGTTTTAATTGCCAGTAGCAAATTAGCTGTGCAAACAGTCTCTAACGCATGATGATTTGATTTTAGCATAATAGGAGCTGGAAAGCTAAGTGTATTACTGTCCAGAGACGTATACTCTACACTTTCTTCCACGCCCGCAGTGAATGACACAATGTCACCAATCTCATGCTGATAGCGTGTAGTACTACTAATTGTAAAAGTATTAACACCATCATTGTTAGTAACAGTGACAATTTCCTCGTTATAACTGCCCTCGCCTAGCTTAATGACATAGGGATATCCTGAAATAGGAAAAGACGATGAATCTTCCACGGTAAAAACACTTAAACCAGCAGTAATAACTACATCAACGGGAGACTTCGCGGAGAGTGTACTATTTCCAAAATTAAGAAGTAAATACCCAGAATCAGATACTCCAGTTATAGATGTTAAATCTAGTTCGGAATAAACAATTTGTACTTTTTCTGCTTGAGTTCTCTGCACACTACTGATTGCAGGGAAAATAGTAGTACGATCTGCTAAGGTAATATACCCAGAGTGATTCTTTGAAAGAGGAGAAACTGCTATGACGTCTGCTAGAAGGCTAACCGTAGCACCTGCTAAGTGCGAACCTGTTAGAGGTTCACAGAGGATTCTAGGTGGTACGGCTGTACCATCAACACCTGTAACATAAATTACCTCGGCATCCACAGTTCGTTCATCTATAATAACTCGGTATCCATTTGCATTTGGAAATCTAGCCCCAGAAAGAGTCCCTAAAGAAGTTACTTCAATATAAAGATCTCCGGGAGATGCCGGTTGGTCTAAATCTGTATATGTTAACTGTCTCTTACCAATGTCAGTTACTTCTACTGTTTCACGGCTGCCTCCCGCAGAACCAACTATAGCGGAATATGGATAGCCTGAAGTTGCAGCAAATGATGCATCTTCTACTTCTAAAGCTGTTTTTGTTGCTATCTGCTGCATTACTAACTGCATAGGTCCTGCTAGCATCTTGCTTGCAGTTGTTAAGTTACGAATATTTGTAGGAGTTACATTTCCCACATCGTATATATATGGTCCTGCAAATGTATCAGGAATGGAAGCATAATTACCATTAACAATCGTGCTTCCTGAGTAAGTTGTTTCAGTTACCAGAAACAGTGTGAAAGCAGCGTGTGAAATAGCAATTGGTTGTCCAAATGAAATCCAATTTGGGTCATAATACTTAATTATTGTGACATTATCAACGAAAGCAGCGTAGACATGGTCTGGAAGTGTAGTTGTTAGTGTGATTGCGTCTGCTGTGTTAGAAGCAACTGTAGCTGAAAATTCATTAAAGTATATAGTAGTGGTTATTAAGCTATTTACAGTTAATCCACCATTTAATAGTTTTAGCACTGCTCCAGAGCTGCCGTTAGAGCTGCCTGTTGCTAAAAAGATATCATTAACAATTTCTTTAGAATATCCAATAATCTCGGCACCAGAATCTATGTCAATAATACCAAATGGTGCAAGAGCCAGCGTTGACGAAACCTCAGCACGAGTATCACCAGCAGTGGTACCACTAGGGAATGAGCTTCCTACCGCGCCTGTTATATATTCATCATGAATAAACGAGGCTGACCGAGGAGTATTTTCCGCCTGTAGATCATCAGGAATAAGAATTTCAATGTGACGGGGATCTGTTTGAATGATGTCCCACGCAGACCCTTTTACCTGTACCTGAGCTAGCTGAGCTAGTTCTCCGGAGAGTAACTCAACCGTTGTACCAGCAGGTGCCTTAGCTGCTATGTTTGTCTTGAGTACTAGTGTATTATCCTCATAAGAATTTCTAGTAAAGACTGACCGAGGTCGAATGTAATAAAGGTCACCAGCAACCGGCGAAGTAATAGTATTTGCAAAAGTAAGAGTTGTGCTAGTATTCGCGATAATGTCAACAGTAACACCAGCTAGAGCTGCAGTTACATTGCCAACAAATGCTACTTCGTTTCCAACCTCCGAATCGGAAATAAACGTGGATGCAGCAGATGTAACAGAAGAAGTGGTGCCAGATGTAGCCAGCACGCCGTCTATCAATAACGCAGTATCATCAGGGGCTGGAGATACTCCAAGAGCAGCAAATCCTAGCTCAAAATCAGAGTTACTAGTAATTAATCTTGCTACGTTAGCAAGCGCAGGTGTAATATTACCGGAAAATACAATATATTTATTGATATTTTGATATGGTTTAAATGTTCCAGGATAAGTAGTAAATGATGTAGTTGTTGCACCTACAGCGGTAAAGCTAGGTGGTGTAGTTAAACTTAATATACCCGAATCTGGAAATTTACTAGTGGAATCTAGCGTTATATGATAGGTGTTCAACACATAGTCAGCGGATAACTTATTTGAAATTGGCTTTTGTTTTATTCTAGCATGAGAATTACTTAAAGCAGAGGTAGTTAAAGTTCTTCTAGCTGTAGAGTTGTTAGAAATAGTAACCACTTCTTCGTTATCTTCACCGCTACTTAGTAAAAGAGGGTAAGGGTACGAGGTTGGAAAGTCAGATGTATCTCCTAAAGTAAGTACTGTTGAAGAAGAACTTTTTAGCAGAAGAGAGGTAGACGAGACATCGCCTGAATATGCCGCATGACCATAAGTCAGTACATTATCTAATACTATTAAGTTATTATATCTATCTATTAATGAATAGGTAATAATCTCTTCATTGGCTAAGCCTTCATCAAGAACAATAGTACCAATTTGAGGCATTTGATCCGTAGACCAAACTTCAAGTTTATAGTCACCAGCAACAGCTGCTGTTTTAAGAGCACTTGCTACGGTCTTTTGTGGACCAAATATAATGGAAAGGATCTGTGCAAATTGAGTAGTTACCTGCTTGTAGTTAAGACCTAAAACCTTAGAAACAGCACGCCAAGTGTCGTCAGAAAACCCAAAAGCAGGGCGGGATAAGCCTAAATTTGCAGAAACTACGTTAAGACGCTCACCATCAGCGAAGTCTAAAAACAGCTGATCACGAACTTCTTTAATAGCACTTTGTTGAATTGGTATAGACATCAGGACACTCTAACTAGTGAATTACCTGAAGCATCAAATGGAACTGGTAATTCATTTTCTAAAATAACAATGTTAGCAGAAGGGGACTGAATTATAATATCTCTAAGACCAACAACATTGTGTGCAGCATCTATAAGCTTACTGCGAATTACATCTTCGCCAATACCTAATGTGCGAATGTAGTTTGTCATAGCAATAATCACATTTGGTGCCACGTCTGCCTCTGTGTAACCATGTTCTACGGATATAGAGGCTCGGATAGTAATACGCCGAAGGATTGGTGCCTCTATATTTAAAAATATTCCTGAAGCCTTGTACCCAGGAAAAGCCGTTGGATTGGAAGGATCTCCCTCCAAAACCTTCTGCACACTAGCAATGAGGTTTGTGTAGAAGTCGTAGTTAGTAACAACACTAGCTCCTGATGCTAAACCAGTTGAGTCAATTATCTGGAATTCACCTGTTCCCCTGTTTAACTTGTAATCAGTTTCTGCAATGGCACGATACCAACCAGTTCCTTGGTTTATGAACACACGATCACTAAAACGGACAATAGGAGAGTTAGATAGGCGAAATCTACGCTGACCCTGCTCTGCTGCAAGTGTAAGAATGTCTACATAATTTACTATTGCAGCGACATCATGGTTAAACGCAAGCGGAGTAGTAAGAGCCAGGGTATTATTTAACTTGGAAGTATACTCAGCAATTTCAATATCATTGTTGGAAGCATCAATTTCTATAAGAATAAAGCCTGCGCTAGGAAAAGCGGACGCATCTTCGAGGGCTAATGTGGTGTCGGTTGCTACAGCAGCAGTTGCCAAGTTACTTTGTGCCAGATTCTGAATATCAGGAGTTAAGCCAGTACCATCATCAATATACAAATTAACCTCAGCTAAGGCATAATCCTCGATTAGGTTAGCCGAGGTTACTCGTTGATTTGTTAATGAATCTGTTACATTAAGAGCACCGGCTTTAAGAGCTAAGGGAGTTCCTCTTGATAGAGCTTGAAGCTTTGCAAGAGCACGCTGTACAAACTCTTCATCACGCTCACGATTACGGCCACCACCAGCTGCAGAAAGGTTAGTAACTAATGCCCCAGAGAAAGGTGGCGAGCTAACAAACTGAGTAATCTTGTTTGCACCCACGTTGCCAGCTACCCCAGGGATTGTAGCTACAGCAATGATTGCATTAGAGAAGTAGTTTCCCGAGAGAACGGATGCATTTTCCTTTGTCGTGAAGATTACAGCTGCGTTACCCACAGTTGGTGGTACTTGAATGTTCGTACCAAGATTAACTGTTTTAGGGGATGCTGTAGTATCCACATAACTAACCCGGTCACCAACTTCAATATCAAATAGACTAGGAGAAGCTAATGTAAACGTTCCTGTTCCTACGTTACTAGCTGAAACTGTTAAATCTTGTACTCTTGTTGTACGCTCACCGACACGAATAACAAACGGAAATGAGGTAGGAAACGCACTAATAGAGAAGCATGAGACACTTAATCCGCCAGCTGAAACATCCAATGCAGCTTGGTTTGTGATTAAGTTCTTATCAGCAATAACAATATTACGACAAGTAGCAGAGCGAGGGGGTTCTCGTACAATATTGTAGTCCGCTAAGCGATTATCCAGGTCTTGTCCTGTTGCCGTGATAATAGAGAACGCATCTAATAGCTGAATCATCTGGAAATACTGCTCATCATCTTCGAGAGCGGCAGCCTCCAAAATACTACGAATTACAGATCCAATCGTAAAGTCGCTAAGGATAGTAGTACCTTGGACATAGGTAATCATGTCCGATAGTATTTCCTCATAAGTACGTGCTACAAATGCCATATTAGAATCTTCTTAATGCAAAATGTGTATTAGTATAATCTTTAGAGTTAATTAGTTTTATTTGTGCATCTACAAATAAAACATCTCCTACAGTAACAAAGTTAATAGATTTAACCTCATCAATACGGTCATCACTTAAAAGTGTGGCTAGTGTATTAAGTCTAAAGTTATTGAACGAGGTTGTAGTAGCTTTACTACCAATAGCAAATCTAGCACCAAAGTATGGGTGCATTTTAAGAGTACCACGCTCTGTAGAGAATTTGATATTGATAGCCTGGTCCACGTTCTCAACACCTACAATGGTGCTAAGGTCGCCTCTATTGTTTACTTCAATATCTGCAAGTGTCTGTCCAGCTCCAACATTAACATATTTTAGCCGTAAGTCACGTCCATAAGTTTGATCAAGTAAACCAGTGCTTTCAGATGACCCGAGATTATCATAATCTTGTTCTGAGCTATCTTGTAACTTGATCATATTGTTTGTGTCACCACCCTTTTTAGGGTACAAACAAAGATCACCAGGACCGAGAACACCTATGCCAGCAGTGTTGTTGATGTAAGGGGGCTTTAGTTTGTTGAGTACAACCAGTTCTTGCCATCTACGTGGATCACCTAGTAATCTACCTGCCAGAGAGCGAATGTCATCACTAGCACCAACTACGTGAGCTGCTACTTGATTAACATGTGGATTGTTCGCTAAGAATGTTGGAGAGCCTCCAGTGTTTGGTGATTGAGGAGCACCACTAAACCCAGGTACTGTATATGCTCGGGAAATACGAGTTCGCTGATTTATGAACTGTTGGAATGTAGCTTTCCAAACATCTTCAGTGAGAATCTTGAAACAAGCAATGAGTGAACGTCTCCAATGACGTGCAAGTCTGCGAACGCTAAGAGATCTACCAATATCTCCAAGGTTATTGATTGCCGTTGTTAGCTCATACGACAAATCCATGGTGGCACGCACGAGCTTGTCAGCAGCACCATAAAGTCCATTTACATTGGACTTAATACCACGAATAACAGCACTCATCGGCTTGATGATCTTGTTGACTGCTGTGATACCACCATCTATGAGTCCAGCACTATTGACAGTTACAAAATAGCCGTTCGTGAGGGTCTTCTGTACTTTACGAAGTCTGTCAGAGAAACCTTCTCGCGAATTAAGGTTTCTCTGGGGATCAGTACCTCCAGATGAACCGGGTGGAGATGCCTGTGCTAGAAGACTCTTGTCAAACCTAGCCATGGTCTGCAGTATAAAATCATATTTGTAGCCAAATGGATTATGTGAATCCTGGCTAAGACTGAAGTCCTTTGGCTCTACAATCCAGAAATCGTCATCCTTAGCATTACGCCAAACCATGACTACAGAAGTATTACCTTGTACTTGTAAATCGCTATATAGGCGAAAGACGTTACGCAGTGACATTACTGAGTCATGGCCAGTAATCTCCGATGGCTCTAGCCCAATAGCTGAAGCTCTAGACGTCGTGGGGGTAGTGGACCCAGCAGGAGCAGCTTGTCCTCCAGCCTGAGCTAGACGAGAAGCTGTAGTTTCTATCCCAGGAGCTGGTCTAGCTAGTCTATTTTTTTTATGTGGGCGAACACCAGTTGTACCAGAAACGTTAATCTGCTTGATAAGAGAACCATGTCCCTCAGAATATACACCACCGGACTGTGTAGTCTGAATATGTGTGCTGAAGGGCTCCTTCATGCTAATAGCTTTAGGTGGAACAGTAAAGAAATGTTCTACTGTGTCTGAGGTGTCAGAGACATCATATTCGGATGAAGTAAATACTTCCCCTGTGTCAGTGTCCCACAACATAACACTATACATCTTTTCCAAAACAGGAATACTGACATACCCCGAAAGAGTTCTATCAGTTCTTGCAAGCGTAGAGGTTGTTCTTGGAATAGAAAGGGTCATGATGCGTTAGTGTACTCAGTCACAGAAATAGTATCTAACAGAAGTTGAATTAGCTTAATTACAGCTGCATTTTGAGCTACAGAACCCGGTTGTGCATCAACTGCCGCGTCTTTCAGTGCATTAAATGCTTCTTTTGGCACTAGTGATGTTACTACTGGATTTAAAGGACCATCGCCAATATCAATAAACCCTTGTATAACACTCTTTCCACCACTTTCTCCTATGGAAACATCTGGTGCTTGAAGTATAAGTGAGCTATCTGCAATTATATCGAACGTATCTGCTGTAAATCTAAAAGACTCACAAGTTAATTCTAGCACATTTTTTGTAACTTTGAGATAAGTATTTTCTCTTTCAGTAGTTCCTGAAGAACCACTTGAAGGTGTCGGATTTGTTTGTGGAATTTGCGGATCTTTTGTATCAAGTACTCCTGTGCCGTCAGCAGGCTTATTCCAATCTATTTCCAAAGCTGCTCCCGGCTTGAGTATGGTTCGAATATTACCGCCAGTAGTAGGGGTTTCTCGTGCAACTCTGCCCTCAACTAAGGCTTTAGAATAATCGGGTACTCCACCAGCAAGATTGGTGTCTAAGTAGATATCTCCTTTGGAAGTAATAACTAGCTCTACTCCGTTGGTTCTTTCAAAGTATCTGTGCAGCTGATTGAGTGTCGAACCCTGATTCTGTTGGTTTGGAGAGCCCTCACCGACCGTTTGAGGGTCGGTACGGTTGTTGGGGTTAGGCCACCAGTGGGCAACGAATGGCTGCCTTAAATCGCCATTTAGGAAGCCTACAACACACCAATCCCCGTCCAGGTCATAAGGGCTGGTGCGTTGCATCGAAAGATCTAGTTCTACACCAGAAATAGTCTTTGAGGTGGGTCTTGGTAATAGTTCATGATAGTTGTCCATACCCGATGGTCTAGTAGGGGGTATGACCACATTAGCTAGACGATAATCACCACCACGGCCATTACTGACTATTTGGACAGTACATTCATGGCGAAAGCCACGTCTCTGCTGATTTTGCATAGCAGAAGCATTTTGCACCGAATCTGCTGGATAAACTGCAATAACTATACCAAGTTCGAAATGAAGGAACTGTCTATCTTGGTTATCCTCTGGTGGGGATAACATTGAGGATTGCATTGGCTCACCAGCATAACCTGTTGGATCACGATATGTCATGGTACCTCAGTATATAGCTCATTAGTATTTGTTCCATCTAACGGAAGCTGTCCTGCTGAAGCAAACTGCTCATTTAAGAAATCCATATTAAGCATTTGAGCACGTTCTAGGCTGCCTACATCTGGTTCACCAGATGTAGTGGACTCCTCCTCAGGTAATACTACAGCGTCTTCTTCTTCTAATGTAAACTCAGACGGCAGAATGTAAGTTTCAGAGTTTTGTTGTAGTTCTTGTTCAGTATCAAGCTTGTTTATATCAGGAGAAGAAATGGCACGAACACCATCATATCCTTGTCTAAATACCTTTGCTCTCTTTAGAGCAATAGGATCAGGAACAACAAAGTATTTACCAAGTCGTGAGCCTTCAAAACGCTGATTTTCTCCTGAACCAAATCCTGAGTTTCTAGGAAGAATATAAGCAGGAAATGGATTGTTAGGCTGTCCTCTAGTAACCTTTAGGGATGTCTTTAAAGCTCCAGGGTGTTGCCAAGTATGAGAAACACTCTCTACATAAAAAGATAGATTTCTATCTGTAATATCTAGACGGTAACCAACACGGATTTCAGGTGCTCCACGAGACAAAGTAATGTCACCAGACAGGTATTCAAGGTTATGTTGATACCAATGGTCTTGTAGTATAAGCCAGCGGGCCAGCAAGTTTCTCGTAGCTGGGCTATCAATACTTGTTCCAGAGGTTTGTGTAGAATTAGCTTGTCTTGCAGAATCAGCTTCTTCCTGATTCTCAACATCAGCCGCTTCTGTTACAGCAGCTTGGTCGGGAGTTTGTTCATCTCCAGGCTCAATTGCATTCAATTCAGTAGCACCCTCATTTATAGAACGCTGCGCGAGCGTAACAACAGTTGTAAAATCAGGTCTTCCTTGAAATCTGTTTGCAAACTGAGGTCCAATCTCCACGTAACCATCAGCTATTAACGTTGCATGCCAATTTGTTGCCCCCGGTACTGGGTTTGGTGTTTCTCCACGAAGAAATTTGTCCACACTTAAAAGTTCTTGTGTAAGTTGAACAGGTTGCCAATGGTATTCGCGTATTCTATCCCGGCGCTGCATTCTATCCTCGCCGCAACCTGGGTCATCAGCATTAGCACTACCAATAGCACATTGGCTACCATTACGATACCAATCTGGATTAATGGCTTGACTGAATGCACAAACTACCTCGGTAATAGTTCTTTCATAATTCTGACGGCGACGTAATACAAAACGCTGAGCTATAGTCCACAGCTGAGCATCCCAATCTTGTTCGTCAATACCACTTTCACCATATAACATTCTAGCAAGCCAAAGTCGGTCTTCTTCAGTATAAGTGTAAACAGGTACTCCATCAGCTAGAATTTGTGTAGTGATTGCATCAGATGAATTGATGCGATCCATTACGTTCGGTGCTAACAAGTCAACACCCTTGCTCTTTAAAAATTCATAAGGTTCAATAGAACATAAAGCAGGTATAATTTCTGTGTTATTTGCATGAAACGGCGCGGCAGCGTGTACTTGTGGGTTTACATCAGTGCCGTCTACTTTCTGGTAAGAACCATTACCAAACGTAGAGGGAAAATATGTTTGGCTCTCCCCTGTAGCTTTTGTTATTTCAAAATGCAAATGCACGCCATCTGGGTCAACACCACTAGTACCCTCCGTACTATCTGCATTGGGAACTCGCGCATTGCTAGCTAACCCTAAACCACTATTGGCCTGCTGTCTATCTGTACTTCGTCCTGCAGTCCAACCCATGTAACCTATAATCTGACCAGCTTGTACAGTATCACCCACAGCCAGGCGCCGAGGTTCTCCCTCACTAGTTCCTGCTGGAGGACTTGGTAAACTCCAGCTCTCAACAAAAGCACGGCCACCTTCTGCATTTAAGTGTGCGTAGTTAGAAAGGTGGGTTGACAAGGCCGTGAAACGTGTTGCGGACAATAAAGGAACTCCTGCAGCCACTATGTTGGCTGCAGCCTCGTCACGGTCATCGGCCACACGTACCTGACTACCATTTCCTCTTGGCCAGACAGGAGGTAATACCCAGGAGATTTCTCCGCCAGTACCTAATAGTGCAGTCATTTCTGCATGTGCAGTTTGTACTTGCTCTACCGTAGGAACAGCATTACCTCCCATTTCTAATACTATAATTCTACCTGTATGACCACTAGCATAAGTTTTAGCTGTAGGTAACCATCCCCGGATATTTGCACCACTTACACCTACACCAGTTGAACGCCATCCAGAAGGAATGGCTCTAACTACAGGGCTATCTGCCACGGCAAAGCTTGCTCCGACAACCTGAGTAGATACTGGGGAAGCCTGAGTATTCATAGCAAATCCCTCAGAAGCGTTCTGTCCTCTTTTATAAAGAGGGTTACGCGCAGTACCATTTCCTTGTGTTTTAGGTCGGCCTAAATGTGCATACACAGAATAGAGGTCTGTGCCGTCATCTGCACGCCCAGGATGTTTAATAACAAGTGTGTTACCATAGATATTTTGTTCACCATTAACATATTTATTTACGATAACGCCGTCGGCAATGGCTGTTATGGGTGTTCCTATTACACCATAAATATCTATTCCATTGTGCATTCTCTTGCCACCATCAGGAAGATCACGCACATATCCCCAGCGAGTACCGTGCGTCTTATCCGCGTGTAATACTGGATAAGGACTTTCAGGCACAGGATGTGGTTGAGTAACAATACATGGAGGATGCCATGTTCCAGATGCAGGGGTAACTGGTGCTTGTTCAGGAACTGTTTGTGTAGGAGGCGGTTGATTAGGTTGTGCAGTTGGTGTTTGCCCCTGATTAGAAGCATCGTGTAGTCTATCAAAACGTGTAGACAGAATGCGTACGCGCAAGCCATGCCGTTGAACATGTAAAGGAGTCGCAATAGGTGACAAGTCTTTCATGTACTGTTGAGCAGATTGACCCATGAAAGATTGAGAAACTAAAGCAGTAATATTAAAGTGGTCTGTATCACTTCTGCCAAATGAAGTCTTCACAATATCGTCAGTTGAAATAACAGCCACATCTAAATGCCTTCTGCCAGCGGTAGATCTGCCTGTAGATTTATCAACAGCATTAATATTAGGGAAAGGGATAATGTGTCTTCCCGGTAGATTAGGCTTATCACTAAAGATAGCTCCTATAGGAAAGAGATTATATTGAAGCAGAGCGCCTTGTTGTCCATCAGGACCTGGAGGCTCTCGCAAACCAATACTAACATTTGTAGCATCTACTTCTTGAATAGTAGAGAAAGGATTTTCTCGCATGATAACTGCAGGAACATACCTTACTCCTCTATTACCATGTGCTGTGTCAATGTTTCCTGCTAGTTCATCCGGGTCAGTAGACCACTGACAACCTTCCGCAAGTCCGTCACCTGTATCGCTAACTGGGCGTAAATCAAAGAACAGCTCATTTACAATATCATTAGAATGCTGTCTAAGAAGATTGATAATACTTCCATGATAGTTAGGAATTGACGAGTTATAAGTAAATCCATCAATAGTTTCTCGTTCAACGAACGATCCTACATTGATCAAATCAAGAGCTGTAGGTGAAGAAGCAGGGCTAGCACCACGTAGAATAGTAGCTACCGACCCTGTGCGGATTCCTACAGCTT